TAAATACGTTTCCATTTTTATTAAATATAGAAATAACTATCGTTCCCGTATAATCCTGTTTAATGCCCATTGCACCAGTTAAAGGATTATAGATAAGATCTGTCCATTGTCTTAGAGTTTTGAAAACGTACATAGAGTTAGCATCGTCTAAGTTAACAGTAAATCTCAGACCAAGATCCAAAGAGGTTGTATTAGGTTTACCACCTGCATAGTTTCTCTTTGCAAACTTATACTTTTGAAAAACGAATCCTGGATTCTTATCCACATCCAATCCGGTCACGTTCACTACCTGCTCGAGTAGAATTTGTCCGCCCGCTACTGCAGGTGGAGGTATAACAGTTACCTCAAACTGGTTAAGATAAACAGGTTCGTATTTGTTTATCGAGTAAAGTGAATTTTGGTAATGTGGTAAACCAGCCATTAATTCATTTTAATTTTTTTATATTTATCTCTGCTCGGAAAATTCATCAAATCCTTAAACGAAGTTGATGAATCCTCCTGCAGCGATACCGCCTGTTCTTGTTACGGTAATTCTGTTGATGAATTTCTGAATACCTCTAGCAGGTTCGATAATAACATCGATAATACCGATGTTTTGATCAATGATTGCTGGGGTATTGTTAGATGCATCCATAATTACCTGATAAGCGTAAATTCCTCCTCCTGCTCTAACCCCATCGAGGTAAGTATCAACCAATGTTTTAATTTCCAATCTGATTGAATCCTCGTTGAAATCAAATAGGTAGTTAGCCAAGATTTCTTCAACATCGTTTTCTACGCTGATGAGAAGATCTCTTACGTGTACCAATCCAAAAGCAGAGTTTACTGTTTGATAAGCAGTTTGGTTACCGAATATTACTACTCCGAAACCTCTCTTCTTAATGATAGGGTTAAGTCCGAAAGGCTCGAGCCAACCTCTATCTGTATCAGTAAAGTCATATTCAACTCCTACGATGTTACCCCCCGAGATTGTACCACGCTTTTGACCTGCGATGATATTGTAAGGTTCTCCGTTTGCAAACTTTCTAACGAAATTGTTAGAAACAAAAGCTGCTGGGGGAACGTTTATGTTTCTATTATTTTCCCTGACAGTAATATAAGGGGTATAGAAAGCTGCGTAAGAAGCACCTAAGTCCTGCGTAGGTAAGCTAAATGTATAAGCTGGGTTTAGAGATAAGTTACCTCCTTCAGCAATATACTGAGCTTGCAATGGTGGGTAAGGATCTCTGTTTGTAGGAGCAGCTGTAAATCTTGGATCTGTGCTTGCTCTGAATTGTGCCATTGAAGGAGCGTTGATGAAAGCCAAAGCTTTTTGTCTCATCATTGCTAACTTACTCAATTGGTACTTAGAATTAGGTAAGATCTGTCCACTGAATGTATCGATGATGTATCTGAACGATATTACGTCCTTAGCTGCTAATGTTGCTGCTATGTTTGTATTGTACATTACATCAAGAATCTCAGAAACACGAGCATCAGTATTGTTCGGTCTCTGATCGTTTCTCATTGTATACCCTGCTAGGTAGATGAAATCGAAAGATCTAGTAAATTGAGGGATCGACTTGAACTTCTGAACTTGAATAGGACTTCCTGCATAATACAGGATAGGTCTTGCAGTTGTTACTCTTACTACCCCAGAAGTTGCTGTTTGAGCTACCGAGGTAACTTTAGTAAGTCTTCCCTGTCTATTTGCTCCTACAGTTTCACAAAGTGATAAGTCGGTAGAAACCAAATAATCGCCAACAGAAATTATAAAATTATTAACTTCATTTGGAGCAAAGTGGAAACTAGTGCTGTCAATTTTAAGTACTACATCTAAGTATTGGTTAATAGAAGCTACCGTTGAAACGATATCAGTTTTTCCAGCCGCAACAGGTAATCCGTTGTTATCCGAAGCATAAGGTCCTACTGTTCCATTTGAGAATGCTGGATAGTCAACCAAATTTGCTGGGCTAAGTCTTGCAACGTTGTTGAAAGCTCTTATGTAAGATATGTTGTACTGATCTCTATCTATAGTTAGCTGAGTGTCTAAGTAATATTTAGATACACCGTCATCACTTAACCAAATAACATCACCATCTGCAATTTCTTGATAAAGTACGTTCTGGTAGAGATTTGTTGATATTAACCCGCCTAAAGCGTTAGATGCTGTTCCGCCTGTTACCGAAGCAACGTCTGCTATATCTAAATAATCGGATGCTCCGAAATCATAGTAGTAATTAACCACACCATTACCTGTTGTCCCTTGGGTATCAAATGTTGGTTTTATTGTAATACCCTGAGAAGCATAAACTGCAGTATCAAGAGGGTGGCTATAAGTAATTATAAGGTTGCTTAAAACTTCAGAAATCCCAACAACTTTTAGTTTAACTAAATCGCCATCGGTAAATTGATTAATCACTGTTCCTGTTAATCCAGCAGGTATACCAACTTGACCAACTATGAAGGGAGCACTACTTGAAGATGGGGTAAGGTAATTCTTAAGCCTAGTTTTCTCAGCAGAAGTAAGTGAGGTTCCAGTCTGAACTACTGCTACTGCAGCTGCCCCAGTCGCACCTACGCCGCCACCGGTAATAGTTACTGATGGAGCAGTGGTATAACCAGTTCCATTATTTGTCATAACGATTCCAGTTACTGCACCACTTGAAATTGTTGCTGTTGCTGTTGCTTGAATTCCGCCGCCTTGTGCAGCAATTGTTACAGTAGGAGCAGCCGTATATCCAGTTCCTCCGTTGTTTACTACTACTTTAACTACACCACCAGTTGCAGCCCCAGAATTTGTTTGAAGGTAATGTAAACCTCCGTATGTTGCAGTTGGGCTAAATGCATTAAATGCAACTGCAGGCGCTCCAGATGTTGCTCCGGTTGAGCCTGTAAGGTGAAATAAGCTACCTACATTTATAGAACCAGCTGAACCAGAAGCACCAGTAATACCAGTTACATTTTGTGTGTAAAGATAATCCTGAATTAATTGCTGATCGTAGCTTAAGAAATTCAATTTAGGATCTTGAAGATCTCTATCCCCAGTAAGTTCGTCGATAAGAAAGTTACCTACCAAGTCAACCTTAAATCTGTTTTGGCAAAGGTAGTCTAAAGCTTCTTCATCAACTGCACAGAAAAGACCAGTTGAAGGTGTATTGTTATTAATTAAGGTTTCAATGTATTGGTTATTACCGTTTAAGTCTACAAAATTTGGGATCAAACATCCAGTAACCTGACCAATAATATTTACGTTTTGCTGGCTTAAGAAATTGTTGATTTGATCTTTTATAAATCCATTTCTAGTGAAGAAAGCACTCCATTCTGGATCCTCTGAAAGAGCTTCATAATCTGTCCAATCGCCAGAAACTGAAATTACATCTATAAACCAATCTGCAATGTAGTCATATGGGTGGACATAGCTAGGAACGTTATTGGCTCCATACCAATCAACGGCGAATACCTCGTAGCCTTGTAAAGGTGGCACCGCATCGGTTGATTTTCTAACTATCACACTCATTGGTGATTGTCCAAGGTTTACCAGGCTGAATATTCTACCTTGGTCCACTACAGACATAGTTGCAAGGAAGTAATCAACATCTGCAAACCAGAATCTCTCTTTGTTATAGAAAGAGGAATAAAGTCTCGATGTAAGAACCCCGTTGGGCTCATCGGTTGCTACTGAGAATCCAAAATAATCAACTTTGTCTACAGTTGGACTAGTTTCGTCATCGTTTAATTTAAGTAGGTTCAAGGCAAAAACTGGCCCGGTTTGCAAACAGGTTAAAATTGATCTTTGGAAATAAGATCCCTGTGATTCCAATGTTTTATCAATATCACCAAAGATTGCAATTGCTGTTGTGATGTCTGGGATATAAACCGGAGCGTTGAATGGGCCTTTGTTTGAAAATCCCACCACCAATCTGATTGTCTGGGAAGTTAGGATGACGTTTTCAGACGCATCAAACTCTAACGTGTAAACACCAGAGGCTTTAAATTGGGATAAATCAAGTTTGATTTTCTTTGCCATTATTGTTCAGAAGATATTTTTACATTCTATATATCTATCGGAGAGAGTACATTTATGGACGCTTCCCCGATCTTAACTTTATATATCACTAAGTTTCGTGTTTTAGAGCAATTTGCTGAAGGATCCGTAAAAACCTCCCTCTTTAGTTCCTCCTTCAGAGTCTGTATCGTCCAGTTTACTCTCTATTAATTCTTTATATCCTTCATCAAGCTCATCGTATATCTCACTTATAAGATCGAAAAATGCATTTCCGTCGAAAAGAGCAGAAAGATTTACAACAGTCATTGCAACATCATCATGCCCAGATTGGCTCGCATAGGTTCCTTTTCCAGTTAAACCAAAAGAAAATAGCTCTGGGATTGTCCAAGTTTTTTCGTTTAAGATGATTTTGTTTCCACGAGTTAAGATTCTAAGCATCTCACAGTACCTTTCTTTGTTCTTTTCGTTGTATTTAATACCAGGCTTGGATATTCTTGCGGATTCAGTGTGTTTAGTATAAAGAAATACTTCCTGAGGAATATTATCGTTGGCGACAATTTTATCTAATAATAATTCGCCCTTAAAGTTTATCTCCAAAAGAATTTTAATCTTTTCGCTGTCGAATACCTTTGTGAGAAGTATTTCTAAAAGCTTTTTAAAGTCTTCTATCTGAATTTCGTTGTCCCGATAAACACCAACTTGCAAAAGCCCAAAGAAATCTGCTTCATCTTCGAAGTCATCCATTGACTCTATGACTTTTTTTGGCAAAGGAACAACTTTAAAAACATTCATCACTGTATAGTCTCCCTTTCCTCCCCCTGCTAAATCTATAGACAAAACAAAAGATTTTCCAGTAAAATCAAAATCACTAGATCCCAAAAATTTTGGGTGCCACCTAAAATTTTCATAATTTAAACCAGCATCATCTAGTACGTCTATTTCTCTCCAAATGTATTCGGTCTCGTTTGCTTTAATTTTCTTCAGTTCATTGGAGCCAAGTAATAGGGTAGATGAACTCAAAAATTGGTTTCCATATTCCTGGTTGAACAGCTCCTCGCTTCCTAAGTTTGCTATCTCCTGTTTCTTCCACTCGTCGTCCCTGCCTGGAACCTGCCACCAATCAACCCTTACAGGATTAAAACTGTTTTCACCTGAAACTGCACTTTGATAAATGTCGTGAAATTTATTCATTCCGTTCGGGGTGGAAGTAATTATAATTCTAGACACCTTCGAAGATGAAACCGTAGGATAGGTTGATCTAAAGAAGCTTTCTATAAAATTTGGATGAATGTGTGCAAACTCATCCATGTAAAGAAAGTGAATAGTAAAACCAATTGCTGATGTTTTAGTAGTAGTTTTAGCAATAGCCCTACATCCGTTGTCGAATTTCATCGACATTACGTTGTTTACTATAATTCCAGGTTTCAGGAAAAAAGGAAGACCCTTAATAATCGATTTAATCTTATCCATCAATTCCTCTGCAGTACTACCAACGTTTGCAAGAATCATGGCATTTTTGTCGTGATTAAACAGAAGGTACCAAACGAGAATAACCGCAGAAGTAATAGATTTACCAACCTGTCTGGGCGCTAGAAAGACATTAAATCTGTTTGCCTGGTATTCTCTAATTACAGATACCTGATAATCTCTAAGCTTAATGTACTGAAGACCATCATCTGTCATTACTTGGCAATATTTAGAAAAATAAACTGCATCTTTACTGCATTTTTCTATTTCTAAAATCTCTTCTCTGGTATACTCAAAGAGGATATTGGCTCTCTTAAAAGAAGGATCACTATCGTGAAATGGATTGTCTACACTTTTGAAATCAAGACCTTCCTCTTCCGCTTTATATAAAAGCTCATTTACTTTCTTAGTGTTCCAATAATTGGATTCTAAGAGTTCTTCGTCTATATCCGCTATCATAAGAATAGATCGTCATCAATTTCTAGGATGTCATCTTCATCAACGACAATATTTCTGGAAGCATCGATCTGTGCTTTTTTCTTGGCATTAACGATGGAGTTTTCGTTTTCTTCCTCTATTGGTTTTACGTCTTCAATCTCCGCACCGAGGATATCACGTAATCCTTCCATCAGGCCTTTAGTGCCTCTTACTTTCACCCCGTTATTTTCACTTCCACCTGGTTTAATACCTGAGAAAAAGTCGTTGCCGCTGGTTTCAAGCGCGATTGCTCCTGAGTTGGTTTTAACCTCCATTTCTTTACCTATCCTCTTATAACTTTCCTCCATCTTCTCCATGTAGTTTTGATAGTCCTTAGGCATCTGCATAATCTGAGATTGCAGCTGGGCAAGAACTTCAAACATTCTAGGATTTGCCATTCCAAGATCTATCTCTTCAAGAAGTTTTGTAATAGCATGCTGTGCAGTTTTAAGCTGAAGCATCATCGATGAAATGTTCATCGAATCTATTTTCTTCTTATAAGCGATATAATCCGTTTGGTCTATTAAATTTTCATCTAGGTAAAATTTAACGATCGAATCCATTAGGGATTTGGCATCACTCCCAGTTGATTGTGTAACGTCCTTAAAGTTCATCACATCAGTCGTCTTCAATCTGGGTAATTCGTCTGGCTGTACTGAATCTATATCTAGATTTTCATCTAACAGAATAGAATCCAGAGAAGCTTTGATTTGTTCCTGGACAACTTTATCAGGTTTTGGTTTTCTTCTTGGCATAAAAAAATTATTAGAAATTAGCCTTTTCTTCTGATCTTCGGTACAGCCAGGGTTGGTTTGGCGTTGTCGATGATATAAGCTAATTGTGCGTCTCTTACAACATTTTGGTTCAAAACAATTGATTGCTTATCTATATCTATCATTTGCTTAAATATTCTCACGTTGCTAAGCAGCAAAGGAGATGTGTAGATTCTATAAGCATTGTTGTCTGTTCCATAAAGAGGGTTAGCAGGATTTGTCTCAATGCTCGCAGGTAAATCGAACGTATACGTTTGTGTAAGAGCACGATAGGACTCCTGGACCTTTATCAAATTACTTGATTGTTCTTGTGGGTTATTGGGATCATAAGATAGCTTCCAGAAGTTGATACCCATCTGTTTATATTTGTTAGAAATGTTAACGACTAATCCGTACCACTCTCCATACTCAGGGACAAATTCAAGTCTAGAATTAAATATTAGATCATTCAATCTTACTTCTATGCTACCCTGCTGAATGAAGTTTGTGTTACTGGGTTCCTGAACACCAGAATGTATTAAATCTATTCTTACCCCTTGTGAATTTCCATTAGAATCTAAATAGTCTCCTGCAATTAAATTCCTCGCCTGTGCTTTTTGCATTTTCAAGGTTGGATTATTAATAGAGTAAGGAAGGTTCGGATTTACTACTGAAAACTTAAAATCATTAATAACTGATGCAACCTCAAATCCGCCACTGTGGTTAATATCAGATTGTATTGCCACATATCCATTTGGATTGCTTGCAAAATTCTGCCAAGCAGTTAATCCGTGTTTGTATGGATAAGAATTATAAACTATTCTAGTTGGTGTTTCAGCTTCTTTAGTAATCGGTGCTGGCGAAAATGGTTTTTTAGTTAAGCTATTTTCGTTAACATAGTTCTTGATGCTAAACCAGCAAGTATATGAAATTTCTCCGTCAGCTTCCAATTTTGGTCTATTAACATAAACCACTCCGTTTCTATATTGGTTTGGTTCAAACGGAAATTCATTGTTAGTTACAAACGCATCGTTAAGATCATAGTAATTATTGAATATTATGGTCCAGTTGTTATTCAGATCATATCCTACAATCGGGAGTTTTTCATAAACATATGTTCTGGTAGGATCTGTTCCTCTGTCATTCGTTGAAGTAGCATACTGCTGGGGTTTAGTGATCTGCTCTTCTTGATCTCTTGTTTCTGCGCCGAATAACTCCTGTGAATTCAACGCAATACCGTCGAGTTCTTCCTTGTAAGCAGGATCTCTGAAATATGTGTTTGACTTCGGATTGTACTTTTTAAGTTCTATCTTAAAATATACAGGGGAATACATAAAATCCCTGAAAAGATAAGTAGAGTTAATTTCATAAATCCTATTGGTCAGAGGAAAATAAATTATATCTCTCTTTCTTGGCTGCGAGCCTTTTCCGAAAATGCTTTCAAAATAAATCTTATCGATGTGAATTTCAAAAGGTTCTTCGAATGAAATACCAAACGGATCATAATTAACCTTGTTATCAGGGAATTGGTTTTGTGGTACCATTACCTTCACACACTGTTCTTCAACAACATCGAAAAGTGTCCATTCTTTTAGAACAACGTCTTTAGATCTGGACTGTGGCTGAACCGAATAATAGTTGGTTTCAAAACCAAACATTTTATTAACTATCAAGCTCAAATCCTGATAAAGATTAACAGCTTTGTTAATGTTATAAGGATTAAAAGTTAAAGGACCACATTCGTTGAAAACTACAGGTCTGTTTGATTTTTCAGGAGAGCATTTTGGAACTGGCTGTCTGATTATTAAGCTATCTGGTCCTCCTGGAACATTGGTATCGTACGTAATGTCCAATTGAAAATCAACTATAACCACATTCGGATCAATCGGTTCATCTCCTTGGTATGCTATACTCCCGTCAGGGTTAATTATAACAGAAGTAAATCTAAACTCTGGATAAAATGGTTTTTCGGGATCTAAAGGAACTGTAAAAATTTCAGCTCTTTCGTTAGATGTTTTTGAAGGGTTAAATCCTGTAAGTGCAGTTCCAACGTTCGCCCATAAAGACCAACTTTCTCCATCTATGCTGTATCTAAAATCAATTGCAATATCATTAGAATACCTGGCATTCGCAACGGTATCTAAATCAATGGGATAATTATTTACTGCTCCGTTCGTATCAATAATCCATCCGTTGAAAGAACTTGCAAACCTAAAAGGTGAATCATAAGAAAGAACCCTATAGTTTCCAATGTACGTAAAATTTAAAGCGCTGTCTAACTGTTCTAATCTCTGAACAAGCCAACCTTCGTTTTCGCAGGGAGCGTAGTAATAAATAGCGTCTGAAGCAAGTACAGTGTGGTATCCGTTACAGCCAATCTGGACTGCTCTTGCTAATGCAGCACCTGTCGTACCGTACAGATTGTTAGTGCTTGAATCAACAACTTTTGAAGTATTAGGAATATCGTCCTGATACCTATATCTTGGATCAGAAAGATTTCTCTGCTGACCATTCCCGTTGTACACTGGAAGGCCTTCGAAAGGTGCTTTATTTGGTGGGATAGCCATTATTCTTTAGAAAATATTATAAGAACAGTGTTCTTTGTTCTTATATATCTAAAACAACTTCTCCCCTTGTGATTACAGAGATTCCCCTGTTATAAGTTCGTGTATCTTGCTTTTAACCATATCTGGGGTAATTCTGGTAGTACACTCAAACATTCTTTCAGTACCTTTCAATCTAGGACACCAGTTCCAATCTCCTCTATCGAATTTATGTCTTACATCATTGAAGCAACCGTTACAAACGGATTGGTTTATAACCCTATAATTTTTGTTACTGAATTCACATGATGGTGTGGAAAAACCAGAAATCATAATCACTGGTTTTTCTAAAGACCACGATAACCACGAAACACCAGATCCTATCCCAATCATAAAATCTGCATGATAAAGATCAATTGCACGATCCATAATATCGATATTACCGGTCTTATCTATAACGTTATTGAGTGTATTTGCTTGCTGGTGGATAACAACTACTTTATATCCTATAGAATTCAAATAATCTACAATAGTTTGCCACCCGCCAGGAAAATGCCAATGCTTTGCATTTGCTGTGGATTCGGTAGCAATACAAACATATTTTCCCTCTATAGAAGGCTTAGAATTTAGTACTGGGGTGGGCAAATTTGGGACTAATAAATCGTTAGCCACATCAACACCTAGGATATCACCAGCGACCTGCTGTAATGAAACAGACCTTGGGTCTCTCCTATGTCTATTATCGTCATCCTCCTCGTACCAACCAACACCGAAGGTAGCCACAGTATTTGGGTCTCTGTAACCAGGATGAGAAAATCTAATCTCCGGAAACATATGCGCAACGAGGGGGTTCCAAAATGTTGTAGCATATAAATCAGCCTGATATTTTTTTCTGAATTCGTCTACCACGGGAAGCCAAGCCAACGTATCACCCAAAGATCTACTGTCTAACGACACACAAATTTTTGCTCCGTAAAGGTTTTCTTCTAAATCATATTCCCAAGTCTTTTCACCATCTTCAAATGCTTCTACTACCCATGGGGTGTACCATTTTCTAAATAATGTAGTGAAAAGACCAGGAGAGGTATCCCCAGAATATGAATAACTGGTGCTACCTCTTTCCTTGAATTTTAGAATTGCTTTTTGATTCTTATCGTTTCCTATTGCATCAACCCTAGGGCCATAATCAAAACTGAATTTAAAGCTTAAAGGTCTTTTAATTTTTACGACCTTATTTTTTTCTATATCCTTATAAACTTTTATTCCTCTAGATTTCATTTTTCTAGGTTTAGAATTTTCTTAATTTTTGTTAGGTTGTAATCCTTGTCGTAGAACATGCCATCTTTAGAAAGATAGTGAACGAGAGGATTTTGATCATAGAAATCTTTGTATGGATCTAATCTTCTCATTAGAATCGGCAAATTCCAGGATAAACATTCCTTTATGACGATAGGGTTTAATTCCCAGGTTGAAGTAAAGACGAATAAATCAGCAGCTGCATAAAAATCATCAGTGTCCGATCTTTCACCCCAGATTCTACAATTTGGAGGTAGGTCTCTCATCAGAGGCTCCCAATATTCTTGGAAGTTAGGTGCCTGATTGCCAATGAAATGGAATTCAATAGGAAGATGTTGTAAATCCTTTGCATATTCTATTAATTGGCCCTGATTTTTTCCTCTAGTAAAAAGTCCAACGTTTAGCACGTGCTTTTTGTCAGGGTCAAGTCCTAGTTCAATTAATGCATCCGTTCTATCTGGTCTTGAATAATTTTCTATCGGGTATTCGAGAATATCTAAAGGAACACCAAGATTTTTGAATTTATCCACCATCCATTCGTTTACCATCACAAGCTTATCTGGAGCCCATAGTTTATCTTCAGGTCTTACGTTAGAAGAGTGGCACGTTTCAAAAATGAAATAAGGACGACTTGGATTGTATATCTTTTGACAAAGATCACTGTCAACGAAGAATTCCACAAAGTCGTCAAAGTGAATAACATCGGGACAAACAGATTCGATAATTTCAAGTAGTCTTGATTTATCCTCACTAAGCTGAAAATATCGATAACCAATAAGGTTAATGACTCTGTTTCTTTGAACTACATAAGCATCTGAAACGTTGCTATACTCTACGCAATAGATTTCAGCATCTTCAACAAGTGTCTCAATCTTCTTATAAAGGTACTGGGGCATACCTCCTGTAGACATATGCGGTGCAACAAATAATATCCTAGGCTTTCCCCCATTGCACTCGTCTATTGCTCCCTTCACATCATGAAGAGCCCTTTGTAGAGAATAGGAGGCTCGCCTTAAAGAATCGATCTCTCCCATAAATTTAATTGACTTGGTAAATCCCAGTGGCAAAATCTAATTTGCCCTCGCCGTACTTAGAAACAACACTATCAATCAGTTCTTTTTCAAGAGATTCTAGCTGTTCTGCTTTTGTATAAACCTCTTGCAGCTTGGAATTTATCACATCCAATTCCGTCTGAATGAAATGCTTTTGGATATTCAATTTGCCAGATTCTGTGGTGTTATCTCTAATAGAATCCCTCAATTGGATAATACCATCCATCTCCTCTTGT